GTTGGTTCGTTGCAAGACTATTTTGGCTTGCCAACTGTCGGGCAAGTTGGCGCTGGTAACACGGTTTCACATTCTGCGTTACCCGTTAGAGCCTATAACTTGATTTATAACCAGTGGTTCCGTGATCAGAATTTACAAAATTCTGTTGTAGTTGATACTGGTGATGGACCTGATACATCTCCTTCTACTAACTACACTCTTTTACGTCGTGGTAAACGACATGATTATTTTACTTCCGCACTTCCTTGGCCACAAAAGGGCGGTACTGCTGTTTCTATTCCTTTAGGAACTACAGCTCCCATTATTGGTCTCGGTATTTCTACCGGTTCACCAAGTGGTATTTCTACTGCTTCTTTACGCCAGACTGGCGGTTCTATTGCTTCTGTTCCTGTAATTGGTACTGGTTCACAAACTCAGATACAAGTTACTGGTACAGCACCTAATATTTTTCCTGCTGTTTACGCTGATTTGTCTGCTGCTACTGCTGCAACAATTAATCAGCTTCGTCAATCTTTTCAAATACAAAAGTTGCTTGAGCGCGATGCTCGTGGTGGTACTCGTTACACCGAGATCATTCGTTCTCATTTTGGCGTTGCTTCTCCTGATGCTCGCCTTCAACGCCCTGAGTATTTGGGCGGTGGTTCTACTAATATTAATATTTCGCCAATTATGCAAAATAGTGCTACTGGTTCATCCGGTACCACTACCCCGCTAGGTAATTTGGCTGCTTTTGGTACTTTTCTTGGAAAAGAACATGGTTTTACTCAGTCTTTTGTTGAGCATGGCTATGTTATTGGCCTTATTTCTGTTCGTGCCGATCTTACTTATCAGCAAGGTCTTAGAAGACACTGGTCTCGTTCCACTCGTTATGATTATTATTTTCCTGCTTTCGCTACTCTTGGTGAGCAAGCTATTTTGAATAAGGAAATTTATGTTACTGGTAATTCAACTCAAGATGACTCGGTTTTTGGTTATCAAGAACGATGGGCCGAATATCGTTATAACCCCTCGGAGATTACTGGCCTATTTAGGTCTACTTCTGCGGGTACTATTGACCCATGGCATTATTCGCAGAAATTCACTTCTTTGCCTACTTTAAACGATACGTTTATTAAGGATACTCCTCCCCTTGCACGCAACCTTGCTGTAGGTGCTAGTGCTAATGGTCAGCAGCTTCTTCTTGATGCTTTTTTTACTACTACTGCTGCTCGACCTATGCCTATGTACTCAGTTCCAGGCTTAATCGATCATTTCTAATATGGATGCTTCTACTATTGCTACACTTGCCATTGGCGGTTTAGGATATCTTGGTCAACAAGATACTAATTCCGCTAATGCTGCTATGTCCCAACAGCAAATGGATTTTCAAGAACGTATGTCTAATACTGCTTATCAACGACAAGTAAAGGATATGGAGGCTGCAGGCCTTAATTCTATGCTTGCGTATATAAAAGGTGGGGGCGCCAGTTCCCCATCTGGTTCTATGGCTACTTATCAAAATCCTGTATCTGCTGGAGCACAAGTTGCTACATCTGCACAAATACCTGCAAATATACGGTCTACTACTGCTCAGGCTCGTCAAACTTCTGCTCAGACTGATTATTTGGAAGGCTCACAAACTGAGCTTACCAATCAACAAATTAATAATCTTAAGACTGAGAATGATAAAGCCAAAGCTGTAATTGATAATCTTAAAATTGATTATCAAAATCTTATTAAACAAGGTTATAACTTGACTGCAGTTGGTAATCAAATTCGAAAGAATATTGATTTAATGTCTACCCAAATTACAAATTTTGGTGCTATTACTGATAACACAATTGTTTTAACTGAAATTAATAATCTTGAGAAAAAGCTTAAATCTTATGATGTTGAAGCTGCTTCTGGCCTTGGTAATCTTGGTCGTGAATACAACCAAGTAAAAGGCCTTCTTGATGTTTTTCGTGCATTGACTCGTCGCTAATGGCGCGTTATTTTTTAAAGGAAATGAAGATGAAAACTGTATTTTGTCGTGCTCCATATAATTATGATATGGATTTGGCCAGCGATAAGCATGGCCTTTCTTGTAATGATCCTTCTTTAACTCAACAGCAGTTTAAAGAAGATTCTGATATTAATACGATTGTTAATCGTTTTATGAAGTCTGGTGTTTTACCTACACCTGCTAATATGCCTCAATATGTAGATTTTGAAGGCGTTTTCGATTTTCAATCTGCTATGAATGCTGTTAGATCAGCTGATGAGAATTTTATGCGTATGGACGCAAAAATTCGTGCTAGATTTAATAATAGCCCCCAAGAGTTCCTTGAGTTTTTCGGTAATCCCGATAACTTAGATGAGGCGATTCGCTTGGGTTTGGCTATTCCTAAGCCCGTTGTAGAAACGAAAGTTTCTGCTGCGGAACCGACGTCTAAGTCGGAATGATGGTACAGTTCGCTACTTGATGTAACTGTACCTATTGACACCAACTTCTAGGGAGAATGAAATGAAACCTTTGTACCGATCTACTGTAAATAAAAACAGTTCTGCTAAGCAATTTAAATCCAACGTTGGTAAAACCAAACTGACAAATATTGTCAATGCTCCAATGCGTGGTGGTATACGTTTTTAACGTGTGTACTGCTTTATGGACGCACCCTACTCACGGTCCGCTAAAGTGCGGTCAGTGTATAGAGTGTCGTCTTGCGTATTCGAGAGAGTGGGCTATAAGGATTACCCACGAGCAAATGATGCACGAGAGATCTTGTATGCTAAACCTTACATATGATGATGATAATTTACCTTTGCATGGACAGCTCGTTAAGGCTGATTTGCAAAAGTTTTTTAAACGTTTACGTAAGGCTGGGCATCGCTTTCGCTATGTTGCTTCTGGTGAGTATGGAGACGCAAGTAGGCGTCCCCATTTTCATATCGCTCTTTTTGGTCAAGACTTTGACCATGATCGGGTTCGGTTTGGTAGTTCTAATGGCGACAGTACTTATACTTCTAAGACTGTATTAAGACATTGGCCTCAGGGAAATCACTTAATTGGAACACTTAATTTTGAGTCTGCTGCATATATTGCACGGTATATACTCAAGAAAATTAAAGCTTCAGATAAGTTATCACCTTTGCCACTATACATAAACCAATTGGATGGGGAAATCACATTTCCCAATCCTGAGTTCTTAATAATGTCGAAAGGCATTAGTAAAGGATGGTTTAACGACTACTTTATGACGGATGTATTTCCGACAGGTAGCGTTTTAACCGTTCAGGGTTCTAGGGCGCCAGTCCCTAGGTATTACAAGACTTTGTTAAAGGAGTTGGGTCATGATTTGAGTTTAGATATGCAATTTCGTTCTTCGGCAAGAGCCGATATGGAAGTAGAACGTAATATGCTCGAAAATCTTCCTGTTCGAAAGATCGCAAGACAACATGTCAGCGAATCTAGAGTTAATTTATCAAAACGTACAATGTAAAGGTCAAAAATGTTGCAATTTATAGTTTCTGTTAAAGATAGGGCTGCTGAAGTTTTCAATCGCCCGTTTTTTGTTCCACATACTAATGTGGCTGTTCGTGATTTTACTGATGAGGTTAATCGTGCTTCTGCTGATAATCCATTGAATAAACATCCTGATGATTTTGATTTATATTTGTTAGGCCAGTTTGATGATTCAAACGGTGCTTTTCTCCGTGAAAGCGCACCTACAATTCTCGTCCGCGGTAAGGACGTTGTCACTAGTTCTCTTTGACCCTTGCACCCTTCGGGGTGCTTTTTTATTTAAGGATTTTTATGTTTTCAAATAAATCTGCCAGTTCGCATGACTTTGCGATGGTTCCTAGAGCGGATATTCCGCGTTCTAAGTTTTCTATGCAGAAAACGCTAAAAACCACTTTTGATAGTGGTTTTCTTGTACCTATTATGTGTGAGGAGGTTCTACCTGGTGATACGTTCAACACTAAAGTTACTATGTTCGGCCGTTTGGCTACTCCCATTTTCCCAGTCATGGATAATCTCCATTTGGACTCGTTCTTTTTCTTTGTTCCTAATCGTCTCGTATGGACAAATTGGGTTAAGTTTATGGGGCAGCAGGATAATCCTGCCGATTCTATTTCCTACTCTATACCTCAACAAGTTTCCCCAGCTGGGGGCTATGCAGTTGGTTCGTTGCAAGACTATTTTGGCTTGCCAACTGTCGGGCAAGTTGGCGCTG